TCGTTGCAGCCTCCATATTGTCTTCGATCATGAACCGTCTCATGGACGATCCTGACGACGACGAAGACAAATATGATTACGATACGATCAGTCCGTTTGTCCGCGATACCTACTTGATCATACCCATGCCTGACGGATTTCCGTGGAATGACAAATCTCCGGGAACTCGAGACACCGGATATTTCCGACTTCCTCTCCCTCTCGGGTACAACGCATTCTGGTCAATCGGTCAGATCATTGGGGACAACATTTTCAAGTACGGCTTGCAAGGAGGCGATCGGGTAGACAATTCCATGTCGCGCGACCTGTCTCGATTGACGACCTCCATAAGCAATGCCGTCAATCCTCTAGGGGCAGATGACCCCCTCACAATGATTTTCCCCACCGTAACCAAGCCACTTGCTCAGCTTTATGCGAACAAGAACTTCATGGGCAACCCCATACGGTATGAAAAATCGCAATGGGAAGCGGATAAACCTGCCCACAAGTACGACCCGCCCTACACGGCGAGACATTGGACAGATCTTTCAAGGGGGCTTAATCATATGTTTGGCGGGGATGATGCCGAAAAAGGCAGCCTCTCGGGTATATTCGGAGGCAACCCCGCAATGACGGCTGAAGATGCGGCCTGGAGGTTTGACATGTCCGGATCGCAATTCCAACATCTGTGGACGAGTTACTTAGGTGGTCCGGGTACGATGATCGATCAGTTGGTCGGCCTGGGGTACAACGCAATGGGTATCGGAGATCCGGAACCGATGAAGTTTGAGGACATCCCCGTAGTCAGTCGATTCATACGTAGTTCCACCCATGGAAGTAGTGTACGTAGAGACTTCCACTCCGTACGGGATTCCTTGGAGACTGCAAAGGTAGCGATGAAAAACGCTGAAGCCGCGGGTCCTGTCGCCAAGGGCGAAGCTATCAAGACCTACCGCGAGATCATGAGCATGGAAGAGATGATTAAGGAAGTCTCCAAGCAGAAGAACAAATTTAGTCGACTCAAGAAAAGGATCGAATCTCACCCGAGCATGGATCAATGGGAGAAGATACAACGGGTAGACGAGATACAGCGAAAAGAGTTAAAGTTAATGGTTCGGGTTAACAAGAAAGCACGAGCCCTTGGATATCAATTCTAAAGCATGAAGCCATCGAATCTAAAATTAAATCAAGTTCAGGAAGAAAAGTTGTGGACGTATCTGAAAGAGCGTGTCGACCAACTTAAAGAGGACAACCGTGCGCGGATCGAAGCGGATCGCCGTTCTTGGAATACCTATAAGAATATCCGAGACGACAGAGTAACTCCTGACAGCATATTTGAGAAATCGAATATGAGCATACCTTTGACTTCGCTCGTGGTCGATCACTTCATGGCTCGTGCCGAGGACGAGATCACGGGTACCAGTCCGTATTTCAAATTCGAAGCTCAAGGTGCTCAAGACGAAAATACTGCGGAAGCGTTTGACAAATATTTCAACTGGAAGATCGAAGACCGTGCGGAGACGCGTGAGCGTTTAGAAGAATCTTACCTGCATGTATTCATCCAACAGGCTGCCGTCCTGAAAGCGGTCTACGAGGAGGATGTTTCGATGTGGTATGACCACGAACGGAATGCACTCTTCAATAACGAGCTTCAGGACTTCGAACAGCTACCAGGCCAAGGACCAATCATCGAGGGAGAATCGCAATTCTTCACGGAGATGGATCAGATGACCGGACAGCCTGCTACTCGTCTGGTGGACGATCCTTCCTTCCAACTGATCCCGGGTGTTCACCAATTCCAACCGTTCCCGGAAGGAGTACCTACACAAATGGTCAGGTACAAAGGTCCAAGGTCGGAGGTCATAGACAGTGATCGTTTCCTATGCCCAAGCACCGCGGAATCCGTGGAGAAAGCCGATATTGTCGTAGAGATTTACGACAAGGACTTACGCTGGGCCCGCGACATGTTTCTTGAGCGCGAATGGTTTAGTTTCGGAGACTATCTTAACAATGTTAAGAAAGACGCCAACCCGCGATCCGAGAATGATCGAAACACCGAACGAATTGAAGACCTTACTTTTGATTCCGACCATAACCCGAGCGTCCCGATTATCGAGTGCTGGCTCAAGAGAGATGTTCTTGGAACTGGCGAGCCTCAGGAGTTTTGCGTATTCGTAGACACGGAAACAGAGAAGATCATCTACTATGAGTACATGGCTAAGCTCACTCCGGATAACCGTCTTCCTTACAATGTCGTCTCGATAGGGCGCGAGCGGAACAGATGGTGTGGATCCAGCCTTCCTGAAAGAATCGAAATTTTTCAAAATTACGTAGACAAACAGTTTAACTGCCAGAGCTACCGTAATGAACTTGCTGCCAACCCCATAACTTGTGTCAACTCCCAAGCCGTGGAAGACGAACCTGAAGATATCGAGCTGTATGCCGGTAAGATATTCGAGGTCAAGGATCAATACACCGCTGAAGACTTCATGTCTTTCGTCGCTGTTCCGAATGTCGACCAAAAGACCCAAGAGCTGATCGATTTCGTGTTCGGCATCGTTCAGCTTTGGCTCGGGGTTTCCAATATGGCACAGGGGGATTACCAAGCCCTTGCTCCTGCTAACACCGCTACCGGTGTAGAAGCTACCCTTCGTGAGGCTTCGAAGATTGGCAGGCGCTGGATGCGTAGAATCGTAAAAGGATTCGAGGGACACCTTACCAAGCTCGTTCAAATCTCCATGTCCACGATGGACCAGGAAGAAGTGTTCGAGTATATGGAAGGGGACGTCCGAGAGTTTGCCACGATGACTAAGGAGTGGATCGAAAAGGTTGCAATTAACACGAAGGTCATTCTGTCTCAGGACCAAGGTCAAAGGGCGATTGAAAAAGCTAACCTCGCCTTGCAGACCCAAGAACGATTCTTCCAATCTCCTCCGGAAATGCGTCCATTCATGCGTCCTATGCTTAAACGCATCCTCGATGCCATGGGCTATGAAAACACCGATGAACTTTTACCGCCCGAAGCTCCGCCTGATCCCAAGACGGAAGCTGAAATCATGAAAATGATGGGTGATAACGCCGCTCAAGGCGAAGCCCCACAACCCGGTGACGGTATAACCGCCGCTACCCAGGGTATGGGAAACTCTAATCCGCAAGGAGCTAACCAATATCAACAACAAGTCCAATAGATTATGAAATACTTACACTCAGGTAGTCAGAGACAGGTGAAGACGCCCTTTCTACGTAAAATGCCCCTTCTACGCACACGTAAACGCCTCTCAGCGTTTTTCTCCACCCGCGAAAAGGCCTTTTCGGCCGAGTTCCCCGCTTTTGGAGCTACGTTGGGCGTGGACTACGATGGCGTAGACATAACCAAAGCTAATCGCGCTTCTTCCATAGTAAGATAGGAACAACCGGTTGTCCCCGCGGGGCAACAGACGCATAGTTTACTCATGCCAATACCAGGAAAAAAGAAAAAAAGCAAAGGGCACACCCTTATTCGTGCCGAGCACGGAAGTGCTTTGGCCGACTTGTTTGACGGGGGCAGTCTACCCACAGGTGCACAAGGACCGCAAGGACCTCAAGGACCTCAAGGACCAGCTGGAGCAGCTGGAGCAGCTGGAGCAAACGGGTCAGACGGAGCAGACGGTGCAGACGGAGCAGACGGTACTACTCCGACCTTCACATACAACAGCACAACCAAAGTTTTAACGATAACTACCTGATGCCGACTCAATCCATAGATTTAGGGGATACTCTGGATATACAGTTTGACGGTCAACAGGTTGACCGCTTCTTCAATGAAAACGTCCTCATTTGGGAGAGGAATAGGATAACCTCGTCCCCGGGTTATGTAGACTACAGTTCGTTATCGTTTAGCTTCAGCTACATCGGTGATTTCACACCCTACAACAACTACGAATATTCTATATCTACAAACGCTGATTCCGAAGCCGCCTTCGAGGCAGCGATTGTTCAAACGTTCACCTCAACAAACCAGTTGTTAAACAAGCTTTACCGAAACCTTGACCCTCAAGTTGTTCACTATGTTCGAGTAAAAGCAACCGGTCCGAACGGAGCCCTCTACTCCAATTTCGCGTCGATGACCACTTTAGGAGGGCAAATTACAGACCCTTGTACGCAATTTAGTGCGACACGCACTGACGACGGAGACGGGACTTACACCTTAGAGGTCACAACAAACATTCCTAACGAAGGCGTATTTGTTTCCGAGGCCTTGAATAATGTTGAAACACGCGGCTTGATTCGACCTTTGGCAAACGATGAATTCGGAGACATATTCTTAGCAGTCGTAGAGGGTACGGGTTTCGACTCAAGCTCACAAACTACGGGCGGTCGAGCAGTGTTCGACGCTGGTTGGCAAAAATACCGGGACCAGGAGTGGAACGCCTCCTACGCAAACAATGTGTACGCATCAAACGTACCCGCGCAGTTTCCGTTCATGTTAAATGCCATAAATTACACAAGTAGGCAGTTTAACAAGACGAATAAAGTTCTGTATCTCAATGACAATCCCGGGCATCCTACGCCGTCAACTCCTGGGAAGTACGACGTAGGTGACTATGACAATTCCTTATCAGCCCTTACCGGTCTCTCAGGTAGAACATTTGAATACTGGAAAGGTCAGACAGCTAATGCGAGCCACTACAACTGGTTTATGGCGAATGACGCAAGTGAAACTGTACAATCATACCTAAGCTACCTCAATCAATACGACACCTTGATCACGGTATCTGCTGCTGATTTCGGGGCTTCCCCCACACTTCCGTATTATTCAAGCCACCTCATTGAAGCAATCCACACTTTCATGGACCAGGGAGGCGGTTGGATCGGGTTGAACGACCACGGAGAATATCAGATGAACGTGAATCCTATGGTTGCTAAATTCGGTTTCCAGTTTACGAGTGGTGCAAGCGGTACGGGCGTGGACAGAAACACAAACGCTAATAATGCAGCAGGCGACCCTGCGTACCAAATCAGCACTATGCTGGCGAATACCGAGTACCTGCCAAGCGGTTACCATCCGCTTTTCGAAAATCTAAGTCCGACATCTAGGATGGCCGCTGGACCAACAGAAGGTATCATATCATTCTACGATACGACGGTTGGTATGACTACCACGGTTAACCCAGTACCTACAGCAAGGACTTCATCCTATTCGTCCGGATCTACCCGAACAGTCACGATCACGAACCACACGGATACCAGCAATACCGCCTTAACTGGCGGTAGACTAATAATCAGAACCGCTTCCGGGTGCGGTGTTATTATACCCAAAATTTAAGCTATGCCTATTCCAGGAAAAAAGAAAAAACTTAAAGGGGCTACCTTAGTTCGTGCCGAGCATGGGAGTACTCTAGCCAATCTCGCGGACGGCACTGGGGGAGGGATTGCCGACACTATCCAACCCGGCGCCGTAACGGGAGATAAACTAGCGTCAGGTACTGTTACCGGGGGTAATATTGCATCAGGTACCATTGCGGGGGTTAATATTGCCTCTGGTACGATTACTGGGAGCAATATTGCAAACAACACGATCACGAACGAAAATATCATAAGCGTAGACGGTTCCAAGATCGTCAATAATTCGCTTAGCGGGAGTAAGATTGCAAACGCATCAATTACGGAAGACAAACTGATCGCAAACTCCATTCCGAGTAGTAAGATCATAAGTTTGGATGGTAACAAGGTCATGACTGGCTCGATTACCGGTTCGCAACTACAAAACACCGCTGTTACAGCAGGGAGCTATACTAATGCAGATATTACCGTAGACGAAGATGGACGGATAACGACCGCCGCTAACGGAACTGCCGGAACTTCCAGCCCACACACAAGCGGGCAGTCGATTTCACTTACCTATCCAGATGGTGTAACTGACCCGACAGGAACAATCGACCAAGACGAGACCGGTATTCACATCACTCCTGGTGGTGACACCGGGGATGGTACGGCAGAAGTCCAACTTGACGGTCACACGGTCGTGGGTGGCGACCTCCAAGTCGGGGGCACGCTATTCAAGGTTGACATCTCACCCACCGCACAAGGCGGGGGCGTAGTTGGAATTGGTGGTACGGACGGAAATTATAAATTAAATGTAGACGGAAAACTTCAGGTTAAGGGTCATACAAATATAGAATACGCTGCCCCCAACGGCGCCGCTGCCATATTTCTCGAAAACACCGACCCGACTGGAAACCAAGCAATTTTTAGGTGGCATACGAATAAAGTAGGTTCGATTGGCAAGATGTTTCATGCAGACCTACAGTCGGATTATAATCGTATGTGGTTCGGATTTAACGACGGCGATACGAACGGTTTCTGGTTACAAAACACGGACACTGTCAATTCTAACGGGGCTGGTGGCTACCTTTCTGTAAACCACGATAACAGCATGTCGTGCGGTACGGCGGCTAATCGATGGAATACCGTTTTCTCTGTCAATGGAACACAGTCCACCTCCGATGAGAATTACAAGACCGACATAGAAGACCTCTCGGAAGCCGAGCTACGCGTCGCCACAGCCATCAAAGGGCTGGTCAAAAAGTTCAAGATGAAGGGCGGATCAAGGACGCATGTGGGTGTAATAGCTCAGGATGTAAAAGCAGCCTTTGAAGCCGAGGAACTCGATGCACATGACTACGGTTTGTTTTGTTATAACGAGTGGGAGGACGAAGAGACCGGCGAGCAAAAGAGTATGTACACCCTTCGTTACGAAGAACTTTTGGCCTTCGTCATCGCAGCATTATGACCGACGTAATCGTATTTGATCAGCTTGCTGATATCAAGAGACTCACAGTAGATGAAGCTTTTATCCATCTTGAGAAACGTTTTCAGACGGAAAGAGCTCGGCACCTCACAAGACTTCTTGACAAGACCACGTCGCCCGAAGAAACTCTTGCTCTCAAGGCCGTCGTTAACGCGCTTGAGGGCCTATCGCCGCTATCTCTCGCGGAGACGGTCCTCAAAATAGAGGTGAAAAATAGAAAAATTGCAAACCCCGAGATGTTTAAACCCAGAAGAAGAGAGAAAGCTATTTGATGAGCACTAACGCAAAGACCGAAGACTTTATAAATATCGCTGACCGCGTACGTCCTTTCGGGCGTGGCGAAGGTGGGGGTGGTACTCAAGGGCCACAAGGGCCACAAGGTCCCGCTGGTGCCACCGGTGCAGACGGTGCAGACGGCGCTCAGGGTGTTCAAGGACCCCAGGGCCCAGCCGGTGCCGATGGTCAGCAAGGCGAAACCGGTGCAGCGGGCGCTCAGGGTCAGCAAGGTATCCAAGGTATTACCGGTCCTAAAGGTGATGCGGGACCACCTTCACCCGCCGGACTGACTTGGCAAGGTGCTTGGGACAATTCTACTACGTACGGCCTTAACGATACCGTGGGCTATAACGGAGCTTCCTATTTCTGCATTCAGGCTCACACCAGCTCGGCACCTCTAGGAAACACAGGCGACCCGTATTGGGCACTCATAGCCGCACAGGGCGCCCCCGGAGCACAAGGTGCTGATGGGGCTCAGGGTATTGAGGGGCCAGCAGGAGCCGCCGGTGCAACCGGAGCCACAGGACCAGACGGTGCTGACGGAGCACAAGGACCAGTAGGGCCTCTTGGGCCTCAGGGACCAGCTGGCGAGGGTGCCGGACAGATGGAAGTCACCACTTCCGAAACACGAGGGACGGGCTCTTCGGTCGGAGAGATGAAATTCGAGACCGATACCGAGCGTGTGATCATATGGAACGGTACGCTTTGGTTGGCTCTAGCCGCGAAGGATCTACCTATACCGCCAACCGACCTTACCATCACCCCTGTGTACGAAGATTTAATAACAGCACCTTTCGGGCTCACCCATAGTTACTCACCATCATCAAGCGACTTACTAAACGACCCAGTCGGGGTCACCATATCAGTTTCATACTAACAAATACTTATCATGCCTACAGCAAATCTAACTTGGACAAACAAATCCACCGCTCTTAATCCAGACACGACCAAGGTCGAACGTTCCGAAGGTTTTCCCTTCGGACATGCAAATGCACCCGCACCCGTCGAGCTGGACAACTCCGCAGCCGGGGGTCTTGATCCCGCACAAGCAAACGGATCGTATGCCGACACTACTGTAGAAGGTGGAAAACGGTACGCCTACCGGGTATCCACTGTCAAAGGTGGCGAATCTGCGGCAGGGATACCTTCGCCCGTTCAGTATGTACAAGATCGCGTTAACGATCTCGCATACCCTAACGGTGACCCTGACACGGCAAGTCAGTACAACGTGTCGGTTGAACCTATTCTCCACCTGGATATGGAAAGATCTTCCACAGGATATGTTGATTCAGGACAGGGGGTTAATCTTGATCCAATGACCAAAATGGATTCTGGGTATGCAGGAGTCATCCGTCACGACTCTCTAGGTGCCTGGCAATTACCAGCAACGGCCGGGTCGGCACTACCCGCATTCTGGACGGAAGATCTTGGGAATGGCCAAGTTAGAGACTTCATGGTACAGCCTGCTAACGGTATAGCATCCCCCCAAGTCATCAATAATCAAAATATTGCAATGCCTGACGGGATAACGGTGTTTGCAGTTGGACGGAACATGCGAACCATAGAGGTAGGTAACAACATATCAGGTAACGTAGCAGTGAACGGTGTACACTATGTAGTTCAACATTACACCGATACTTTCGCGAATTTTTGGGGCTTATCTAATGAGATGTATGTTCTTTCCCACGCTGGTCCAACCGTAGGTAGTCACCTGGGCGGCGGCGACTTACACATTCAGTGTTTCAGGCTTAACAACTCCGCATCAGCCTTTGGTACGGGTGAGATTAAGGCTCAAATGTTTGACGGTGGTGACGTAATATACACAAGCGCAAACCAGGTCAGTAAGAGTTATCACAACAACGACGCGAGCCCAAGCATCAGTAACAACTTGGGGGCTGCCCATTTTAGATCCGGCTCAGTTCTTAATCTTGGGCTATCTAGCAATTACACCGAACGTATGTTATCCGAAAAACTCATCTTCGATTCGGCGCTCGACGCTAACGACATGAACATGGTCTTTGGATATCTTGGAAACAAGTTCAACATCGCACCTACCGTCCTGGCACCCGCCGATCTGGTCAACTAATCGTGAGAGTAATTAACTGTAAAGACGAAGCCGAGTTCGCGGAGTATAACGCGGCTTGCGAGGAATCTATGAACCTGCCTACCCAGCACGTACCTAAATATGCTGATTTCGAGGAGTGTGGGCTTAGATTTCCAGTAATTAGAGAAGTTGCTCATTTATTCCCCGCCAATCTAGTCGTTGAGTATAACGGCGAGGACGAGGAGTAAAATGGGTAACGCGCAAGTGCTCAACTCCGCAGGGGTTAATGACACGACGGAGACAATGACTTCGTCTGGGCCGACAACCGGTAGGGTAATCGACCTATTCGTTACGCAAGAGCAAATTTCCGGAATCGTACAGAACACGGCCCAGATATCTCTAAACACTACTCAGGTATCTATAATGCAGGCGGGGGCGCCCGAAAGTATGGACACCTTCGCAGAAGTAGCTGATCAGTTAGACGTCCAAGATTTTCTGGATGCGCTAGACGGGGTCTAAATGATCTTGCGGATACGGTCTGAACTATCCGCGCCACCCTCCTCAGTCACCCTATTTCGCGATACAACGCTTTTCGCCGAGACCTTTTGTGGGATGGCAGTAATCATGGAGTGTGACCGAGGCACTCGAAGCTTGTATTGGAACTGGCTTAAACGGAACGGGGCTCACGACTTCATAAAGGCCTTGGTAACGCCGGGGGAGGAGCATGGGCTTCTAATAGGTCCCCGAAATGCAAATATCAACGTGGATCGAATAGATTATTCGAATTTTGATTTTCTTAGGACGGCACTTTACTCGCTGAAATCGTAAAGTAGCTCGTCTCGATATCTTCCCGTATACTCATGCCTGCCGCAGTGGGCTATGCAATCGTTGAGATACGCATGTATCTTGAATCCGCAATTCCGTGCTAGTTTGCAGAAATTGAAGTCTTCCCCCGTGTATTGACCGCTTTTAGGGTTAAACTTAAAATCAAAAAAGTTGTACAGGTTCATATATTTCCGCATACCCCCTTGGGTAAAAACCTCTTTATTTATCTTTAGTTTGGGCTTTTGTTCAATTATTGCCTCAAAGACTTTCCGCCTTATGAGCATGAAGCCCGCGGGGCCGTGCTCGAGCTCCATCCACGCGTCGTCTATGATTTTAGTCGAGGGCGCTTTCCGAAGGCTATACTTATTGCCCAAGATTTTACCGTTGCCCGCTGGGTGGTTTTTCAAGGCTTTCCTACTCTTCTCCCAGAAGTGTTGCTTTACTGGGTAGGGTACGAGAGCTATGTCGTAAGGGCTGTTGAGCAGTTTAAAAGCCGTTTCCGGGTCGAAGTAAATATCGGCATCCACAAACAGCATGTTATCGAACCTACGGTTGTTTAGGAATTCGGAAACGCAGATATTTCGGCCCTGACTGACTATACTGGATGCTACCAAATAGTTATGGTTTGCGACCCCCCGCCGAAAGCACTCACCCGCTAGGTTAATCGTGCTTAAGTGGTATTGGTGGTCTACATCCCCATAACAGGGAGTAGCCACAAACAGAGAATCTAGGTTGCCGACGTCGTTTGTATTTTCAGCCATGTGGAACTGCCAATGTAGATAAACAGATCCTGTGTATCCGTCGCATAAGCGAGGGCTCCGACGGGCTCTGAACTGTTGTTTAGTATATTGGTCTCCGTATCTGTCAAACGGACGAGACCCTTGTGAGTGGAGACATGGTTTTTTACTTGAGTACCTAAATTGCTAAGTATGTTCATCAGAACTTAATGCCGAGGCTTTGCTCCACGTCTTCAGTTTCATAGCGAAGTACGCGGGAATTTATCTTTTTAATCCGCCAGCCGTACTTTTTTGCCCATCTCCTGACAGTGCCGGCCGATACGTCCATCTTCTCCCGTATGGTCCGGGGCGAGAGGTATGGATTTTTTTCATTTCCCATGTTCGATCAATACTACTTCTATCCGGTTTTTTCAACCGGTTGGGCGGTCTACAACCGATTGAAAAACTTTAGAATATCGAGGATTATGGAGATGCTAGCCCCAGTTGGGCTGGCATAACGCAAACCTAAAACCCAGAAATATAATATGTCCTCATTATTCTCAACAATCGGTACAGCCGTCAAAACCAAGGTAGACGCCGTCCAAGCCGCGCTTCAAGCGAACATCGACGCCGAAGCCACGACAGCTCGTGCTGCCGAGCAAGCTAACGCTGGTGATATCACCACGCTTCAAACCAACGTCGCCAGTAACGATTCTGACATCTCTACTCTTCAGACTAACGTCGCCAGTAACGATTCCGATATCTCTACTCTCCAAACTAACGTTGCGAGTAACGATTCCGATATCTCCACTTTGCAAACTAACGTTTCCAGCAACGATACCGATATCGCTGCTCTTCAGAGTGACGTATCCAGCAACGACACGGATATCGCAGCTAACGCCGCGGCTGTAGTGTCTGAAGCTTCGACAGCTCGTGCCGCTGAATCTGCTAACGCTAGTGCAATCACCGCCGAAGCAACGACTGCTCGTGCCGCTGAAGCTGCTAATGCCGCCGCTATCTCCAGCAACGACACCGACATCAGCAATCTCGAAACCCAAGCTGGCTCGCTCGCCGCTGACGGTAACTCCGCTTCCTTCTCGGGAGACGTTTCCGCTGCTAACGCAACCATCTCCGGTAACTTGACCGTTAACGGAACGACCACGACCGTTGACACGACCAACCTTGAAATCAAGGACAGTCTCATGAACGTCTCGAAAGGCGCTTCCGGAAGTGCTACTGCTTCTAACGACGGTGGTTTCATCGTTGAGCGTGGATCGAGCCAAAGCAACGCCGGTTTCGTATGGGACGAAGGAGCTGACTCCTTCCGTGCCGTTTTGACCAGCGCTACTGCTGCTACTTCGGACATCGACGGTACTGACAGCGCCATGTCTTACGCTCCAATGCAAGTTGGATCCCTTAAGATCGGTTCTGACAGCCTCGGATCCACTTCCGACTTCAGCACAGCTCTTAACGCCTAACCCAGGCCGAAAGACCCTAGTTTAACGAGGGGCTAGGGATTCGTTCCCTAGCCCCTTTCTTTTTATGAAATACATTGCTCTACTTCTTATGCTTACGGCACTCACAGGCTGTTCTTTTAAACAGTTCTACCCGACAATCGGGGCTACTGTGGGCGGGGCAACAGGGGCAGCTTTAGGCGGCCCGGGTGGCGCGGCAGTCGGTGCGGCTGGCGGTGGGCTGACGGGCGAAATACTGCGAGGCAACGAAGAGTTGACCGAAGCAAAAGACACAATCGAAGCTATATCTAAAGGCGATGTAGAGACTCTGCTTAAACAACAAGCCGAAAAAAACGGTGGGTTATTTGCTCAATTCACCGCAACAATAAAAAATATCCTAATAGTTGCGGGGGTATGCTTAGCCGCATATCTAGCGATCCCAATATTTGTCGCCCGGCAATGCTCAAAGAGTGAAGTCATAAAGAGTCTAACACGCGCACCTTTCCCCGCTCGCACGGTAGGGACCAACAACCCGGGAAATAACGAACCACCAAAACCATCATGAAAAACCTAAAACTTTTAACTTCAAAACAGAAAATAGCCGCCGCCCTAATCGTACTCGTCCTAATTATCGTAGTATTTGAGGTATGCAAATGAATGACCACACAAACGCTTTTCTAGCTCTTACCGGAACCGGAGGCACCTTCGTACTTACCGACATAAACCCATACCTGGCATTCGCCTGCGGAATTTTGACACTAGTCCACCTCAGCCTCTCTTTGGCTAAGCTGTGGAGAGATCGTAAAAAATGATTACCGACGTCTACTACGTCAATCTACTCTATCGTCCTGACAGGAAAGAAAATATGGAGCTCACGCTCCCGGTTCTCGGCTTCCCTATTACGCGATTCGATGCAATACGACCTACCCGAGAAGACATTCTTACGGGTAAGTATAAGGAATACTACGCAAGGAGTATCGCACGAATACGGAAGTATTTACACGACGAGCAAACCCTCGGCAGGGCTTTTGGGGTATTTGGGGTATACTTATCTCAGCTGGAGATTCACAAATCCCGCATTGGTAAAGAGGGAGATTATATAATCGTAGAAGACGATGCCGTTGTTACCCCCGAAACAAAAGCACGCATAGATTACATATTTCAAAACAACTGCCTCCCGGAAGAGTGGGATATGCTCAGGAATATTTGGTCGGACGAGGTAGATCAGTCTATGGATATTCATAAATTCCTACACTGCCATCAGGAATCGAAGTTCGCAGACAGGTTCAGTCACGGTCGGTACGGAGGCGCACACTTTAGCATATGTAAAGGATCAAGCGCGCAGAAGATGGTAGACTATTTAAACTCCGACTATTTCTACGCAATAGACTCCGCCTATTCAACCAATCAACTTAACGTCTACCACGCAAACCTGGGGGTCAGTATCGGGGATTACGGCACGGATATCCCAAAAGACGAGCATGAACCCCCGCACGATCCGAACGGCCCTATCTGCTACGTCCCATGATTAACGAAGAACATCTCTTTATCTACATTCACCCTCCTAAGACGGGGGGCACTAGCTTGGAAAAGCTGTTTATAGATGACGCCGACACGACAGATGTACCCCACAAGCACAAATACGCCGCCTTCTACAACACTCCCCAATACGAGAATTACTACAAGTTTGGGACGGTTCGAAACCCGTGGGATCGGATGGTTAGCTACTATCATTGGAGGCTAAAAAAAGGCCTTCCAATGTTCGGCGTGGAAAACTTTGAAGGGTGGGTGGAGTTCTGTGTCAATCCCGCTGCCCACAGGCAATACTACGAGACTCTCCACCACTTCGCTACGGCCATTGACCAACAAGCCCACATGTTGGAGGGGGTTCATAACATCATAAAGATGGAAAACTTTCAGGATGACTTCGATAAAGTCTGCGACGATATAGGCATCCCTCGGAAAACTCTTCCGCACGTAAACACCTCGAAAAGAGATAATTACCAAACCTACTACACTCCGTACACGCGGGGCTTAATTGCTAAACATTATGAAAAAGACGTCAAAAGGTACTCGTACTCCTTTTAAAACCTGCAAGCGTTGCAAGAAGACCAAGGACTGCATAGACAAAGGTCATTGCGTAAAGGCCAAAGGTCGAAGAGGGTCATATGGCTACTGAAGAAGAAAGACAGCTTGCGCGGGCCCTTCTACGCAAGCAAAGACAGGTGGAAGGCTTGTTAGTGGTAATAGACACCGCTCAAGCTGCGCTACGCAGAGCAGAGTCTACCATAAAAGACGAAGACGACCTGAAATATGTGATTAACCCAAGTGCCAAGTGGGTTATGTCCTACTCCCTCGACTGATATTTTTATTTCACAACCGGTTACAAAAACTTTTCTAATGCGGTAATGTCGGCTCATGGAAAGTCAAGCCGCGGAGGTTGAATCCCCGCAAACCGAACCCGTAGAAGAGCCTAACGTCGCCGAAGCCTCAACCGAGGAACTTCGAGAAGCATTAGGTTTAACCGAGCCGACTTCGAAAGAAGCTGAGCCCGAGCCGGAGGTCGCACCCTCCGAAGAAGCTCCCGCAGCTCCTGAGCAGGTGGAAACACCGCAAGAAGCTGAAAGCGAGGCCGACCGATTGGCCAAGCGTAGGATTAGGCCTAGATCCGAACTAGACCAGCAAGTGATCGATTTGTATCGTTCCAATGGTTTTAGCGGTACCTTTGCCGACGCCACACGTGTAATCTTCGGTCAGCAAGCCCCGGAAGCACAACCATTACCGCCGCAGGAAGCCGAGGCTCCACAGCCCGATCCCTATGACGAGCAGGTAAGCGCAATCCAAGCGGAAATCTCTGAAATCGAGGAGAAAGTTCAAAAAGCCGCCGACGACCTTGAAACATCCGAAGCGTTGACTCTTCAACGCCAAGCAATGCGAAAGGAACTCGAGCTTCAGCAACTAACCTCCCGAAAAGAAAGAGAGCAAGAATCCGCACAGGAGCGAGCTTACCAGGCCCATCAGGAGAAGGCGGTAGGCAGTCGAGATCGCGT